TACAAGTAAGAATCTCGATCCCGGATTAGCAGCATGGATACGGGCTAACCCGGATATGGCTAAAGCTACAGATCGGTGCTTAGCCATAATAGAAATGAATCGGCGACCGTACGGTCACTTCTTCTATGTTCGAGACGAAAAAGTGTTACAACTAATATCATTCATGATGGACAAGATAGGAAGGATAGACAAAATAGTATACGTCGAAGATCAAGATAAATAACTGTATGTCATCAAACAGCAAAATTATTTTAAGTCAGCACACACACTCCGGCAGTATCCCGTCAGAGGTAATTGTGGGCGAAAAAGAAAAGGGCGACGGGTTTTACGGACGCAGCGACGGAATTCACACTGTTCAGTACTCCGTTACTGAGTTCGAAGGAACTGTCATAATCGAAGCAACGTTAGCTACGGAACCAGTCGAGGCAGACTGGTTCCCTGTTTACCAACAATCGCATCCGACAGACGACGAAGATGACGATGATCTAATTACAATAACTAAAATTACAAACTTCACAGGAAATTATGTCTGGGTTAGAGCAAAAGTCGTTTATTTCGAAGGTACTGTAAATAGAGTTTTGCTAAATCACTAAAGGTAACCTATGGAACACTTTGTAAGTATAATAACAACAGATTACAAACTAGAAGATCACTTGGTAGAAAGTGTCTTAGCATCCGCCAACGCAGGACTAATGGAGGCAGAAACTCTTTACGAGACATTCGAAACAGACAATGGCGAGCAAGTGCTTCGAGTTCAGTTGACTCGCCAACTTTCAGAAAGCGAAGCAGACAGCTTTGCTGAATCACTAGCTGACAAGCTATTTGAAATGGGATACGAAAACTTTGACATAGAAGTATCAACGGACGAAGACTCGTTACCTTTTGATATTGTAGAAGACTTGTTTGTTTTTATGACAAATGACCCGATGTTTTATCGCAAAACATATTACCCTGCAATAGTTAAAATCTCCGACGCTGTGCACAATAAGAAAAAGATTAACTTCGCTAACTTAATACAGCCCGTAATCGAAAAAGCAGTTGATGAGTATGTTAGTAAATTTGCGTTACCTAAATCAACAAAGAAAATGTTTAAAGATGAGGACCGATCCAATTTAATTGCCCGTATAAAACAAGAAGAGATGGAAAACATTCAGCAAGGAGAGTACTAGTGTTACTTAGACACCTTTTTGAGGCGCCCCAAAAAACAGCAGTATTTGCCTTTGGCAGAATGAATCCCCCGACAATTGGCCACCAGAAACTAGTTGAAAAGATTAAAAGTGTTCCGGGAGAACACTTTGTTTTCCTAAGTCAAACACAAAAGCCAAAAACTGATCCTCTTGATTTTTCTACTAAAGCTAAACTCGCAACGGCATTTTTTCCCGACGTCACTGTTGGCAGTCAAGACGTTCGCACTATTATACAGGCAATGCAGAAGCTAGAAAGTGCAGGATATACCGATATTGTTTATGTTGCTGGGTCCGACCGCGTAGAAGCTTTCGACGAGTTGCTTCAAAAATACAACGGTAAAGATTACAGCTTTAACAGCATACAAGTCATAAACGCAGGCGCTAGAGATCCGGACAAAGACGGTGCTGACGGCATGAGTGCGTCTAAGATGCGCAATGCAGCAGCTACGGGAAACTTTGAAGCATTTGTACAAGGTGTCCCAGACAAGAAATTGGCAAAGACGATGTATGACGCGGTGCGAGCTGGCATGGGCGTTAAAGATCTAGTAACAGCCGAGGATGCAGAACAACAAACTGTGCCAGCAGTTTCTTCCCAGGATCTAGAAGCACTAGAAAAGTACCTTGATCGCTTGTTTTCAAAACTAAACATCGACATCAACTTCACAAGACACTTCCTTGATCGAGTAAACGATCCTCGCAACAAGCGTAGTATTACAATAGACGAACTTTCTGCACTGTTTAGGCACACATACAGGAAGTGGGGCAAGAAGATTGCGCAAATGGACCACGGAGCACAAGCTGTTATTAACTCAATGTCTAGTGACATAAACGTGCCTTTTGTGTTAAACTGGGACCGAAAAGCTAAAGAACTTGATTTAATTGCAAAGACTACACTACGTAAGAAAAACTTTACAACATCCAATCAAATATTACAAGTAGAAAATACAGACGAAGCTGCATATGAAGGAAATATAGGCATTATGGAACTAATGCAGTTCTTTTCCAAAGCCAAAGATACTGACCCCGATTTAGTGGCCACGGTTAAAAAACTTATCAGCCAGAAGAAAGACCGAGAAGTTTGGCGCATTGTGCAAGACTATACAGGTACAAAACTAAAAGGTAACGAGTTTACTGGCGAAAACATTAAAGAAATGTTAATAAAAGAAGCCACAAGAACAAAGAAAAAACGCTTAGAAAAAGTGTGAAGGAGCCCAATGGACGATCTCGACCATCTTAAAAAGCTAGCAGGCATAACTGAATTCAAAGGATACCAAGAATACAGCCCTGTTAATAGTGTAGAAGAACGCAGCTTACGCGCAGCAGAAATTAAAGAAACAGAAAAAGCACATGACTTTGAGCCCGGCACGCCTGAATGGTTTAATCTATGGTTCAAACAAGTTAACAACCTTAACCAAGTCCCTGCGTTCAGAAGCCGTAAATGAAGATGCACGAGGTAACAGAAGCCGTGGGCAGAATTGTTAAAGGTGTGAACACAACGCCAGATGTAGGCGCCGGCGAAGTAAAAACACAGGCTGCAAAGTTTGGCAACAAAGTAGATAAAGACGGCAAGCCGCCTAAACTACGAGCAGGAATTAACAAGTGAAACTAACAGACATAGACGAAAGTGTAGTAAACGAACTAAGAATCACGAAACCTGATGAGTCCGATACCTTAGGAATTCCGCGACGGAAAATGCCACAGATTAAAGAACACGACTATCCAGAATTTCTTAGGTACTTAACGAAAAACGGTGTTGGCATTACTCGAGAGCGAGTAAAAGCAAACCAATTAAAGCCCATACAAAAAGAATTTAGTGACAAGGGCGTACTAAAGGCGTTACTATTAAGAAAGAACGAGAAGCCGGTTATTGCAAGTTCAGACAACTATATTATTGACGGTCACCATAGGTGGTTAGGAGCAGTAAACACACGAGCAGACGTTAGTGTAATTCGTGCTAGTATTCCGGTGAAGGAGTTGCTTAAACTAGTACATGCGTTTCCGAAAACTTATTACAAAGATATCTACGACATTGCACCAGTAGAAACACCTCGACCAGAAGATGATCCGGCTGTGAAAGAGTCAGCAAGTGCAGGAGCAACAAGTTCGGGTGCCATAGCATCAGTAGCAAACCCTCCTAGAAGCATTAAACGCAAGAAAAACGGAGCGCCGGAAGCGCCGCAACTAAAGAATCCAGACGGTACTGTTAAAAATGCATTAGACGTTAATACCAACGTGTTAGGCAGCAATGCAGTAAAACGATAAATATTAGAATATTAGGAGCTTGACAACAATGGCTAACATCAACACCAACAAAAAAGTTGGTAAAGTAAAAGAATCGTTATCTGACATGGCAGGGACTGCCGATGCAGATCACGAAGTACAAATGGCGCGGGCGCAACTATACAGTATTGCAGAGTATGCGATAAAACTTCACGACTTAATGAAGACGCTTCCGGACACATACGACCTCGAATCGTGGCAGCAAGCTAAGATTACTAAAGCTGCTGACTACATGGACGCAGTATATCATAACCTAGAATATAAACTCAAGTCTAGCAGTGGTGGCGAATTAGGAGCAGCATTGCCTGGTGAGATTGCAGTAGGCGAAGGCAAAGTTGAAAAGAAGAAGTACGGTAAGATGAAAGAAACTAGCGATCCGTATGTACGTCGACTACGATCACAACTAATCAAAAAGAAAACAACAGAAGGAAGATTTGATAATCGGTCCGGTGGCGTAATGGGCGGGCCGGCCAAGCGCGATCAGATGGGCAAGGATATTGCTTACGATACCAAAGACGACTTTAAGTCTAGTAGCATTAATACTGCAAAAAAAATGTCTAAAATGGGCACGCACTATATGCTAATAAACGACAAGTTGTGGAAGAGAGACGGCAAGCCTGTTGAGTTTAAAGACTTTGCTGCCGCCGGCAAGGCATTCTCAACCATAAGAAAAAAGTATCCTGACAAAAAAGTTCAGATAACAACTAAACCAACTGAACCTAACGCATAAGGAGTAAGTATGAGCAACGAGATGCGAGGATACATACACCTGGTTGAGACGCTTATTACTAGTGCTAAAGTGTTAAGTGTAGATATGACACCGTACGAGTTCAGTACTTTAATGAAAGAATACCGAGCTACCGATCCTACGTACAACAAAATAGGCAACAATGCGATGGTTGCCTTTTACAGTGAAGAAGAACGTGCAGACTTTAAGAAATTCTTAAAAAGAAACAACGTTGGCTTTGAGGAGATAGACGACAAAGATGGACTTTCATAAACTACAGCAAACTTTAAATAACATTGAGCCGTCGGACCGTAATAGAGATATCGAACTGCTCAAACAATCTGCTAACGGCAACAACTCTCCGTCACTTAGAGAAGAAGTGTCCGAAAGTGTAGAACAGCCAATAGCAAGAGCACCAATGAGCGAAGCTGCCCAAATGGCTGCATTGGCCGGCATACCACTAAATGAAGAACAGAAAACGGGAAGGCCTGGCCAGGTCAAAGGAAGTGAAGCAGTCAAGTCTAAATCAAAACCAACAGACCGTGGGGAGCAAGAACACCCATTTGATGATCGGCTTGTAGGACACATCGATACTCCGAGAGAAAACACCGACGACAATATTGAAGAAGGCCCCGGGTGGAACAAAGTAAAGAAAGACTGGGCCTAAGGATATAAAAACTTTAATACGCCTAGTGCACTTAAAAGCACCGGCAGTAAAGGAGCTAAGTCTAAAGGCAGCACGTCAACTACCGCAAGTCAAAATGACGGACAACTGTCCCCGAAGATGGCTAGAGAACTTGCAAAGTACGAAGCAGCACTAATTAAGATTTCTAAAGATCCGCAGCTAGGAAGAGAGTTCAGGCGCTTGATGAGAAAAGCAAGTCCTACCGAAATTATTGCACCCGAAAGTAAGAAGTATACCCAATCTACTCATCAGTCAATAAAAGAAACACTGCTGCACAAATTGAATCAAAAGAAGTAAGTTGTCAACCGGTTAGGGAACTTTCCGGTTGACAAACTATCAAAAAAACCTTATAATAAACAGTAACTTAGAGTAACACACAAAGGAGAAACTATGAGTGACCGTACCTACGGGCCCGAAGAAAAGGCCAAGTTAGAAAAACTAGTACAAGAAGGCATTACTGTATTACAAGAGATTGAAGACTTGAAAGGTGGACTAAAAGACACAGTAAAAGCAGTAGCAGAAGAATTGGACATTAAACCTTCGCTGATCAATAAAGCAATTAAGATTGCTAAGAATCGCGATTGGGAAAACTACTACGACGACTTTGACGACCTCGAAACTATTGTTACTACTATCGGAGCAGACAAGTAACATGCCGGCGCCTGATGAGAAGCCTTATCAGAAACTAGCGTGGTTAGCAACAGCGTTGCTAATCACCGCTGCTATCTTATCATCATTTAACATATACCCTTATTACATAGTAGCATTTGTAGTCAGCAGCGGCCTCTGGACCGTCGTTGCTTGGCTATGGAAAGAACGTAGTTTGATTGTGTTAAACGGTACACTTACAATGATCTACGTAATAGGACTATTCTTTTAGGAAACACAATGGCAGAAGTACCCGAACACAAAGACCTTCTGGGCAGTAAGATTACCGTAGGAGATTTCGTCGTAGTACCCGACGGCAAAAGGGACTTGAAGCTTGGCACCGTCGAGAGACTAGGTGCCAAGATGGTAGTTGTTTCTATAACTAGTCATTGCAGCGGCAAGAGAGTGTACCCTGAAGACTGCTTGGTCGTCAATGACCCAAGAGTCACCTTGTATATACTTAAACACGCCAAATAATAAGTATTGAAGAGTCGTTCACTTACGAACAAGCCCACGGTAGCGTTGACCAATAACAACGAGGAGAATAATAATATGCTAGCCACCAGCTGGCCTGACGAGTTTGATCCTGTCGAACAATGTGAAGACTGTCCTCATCCTAGTGGATGTATCCGTGAATGTGCTATAGGAAGCTACGTTCACGAAGATGTAGCATCAATAAGAAACGAGGTAGTTAGATGAGCTATGTAGATGCAATGTTTGATCGCGACGCCGATGTTATTAGAACTGTCGAAAGGCATGACGGTGTGCGAAAGTTTCAAGAATATCCCGTTAAGTACACGTTCTACCACACTGACCAACGAGGCAAGTACAAAAGTGTATTTGGTGATCCTCTGTCTAAGATTGTGTGTAAAAGTACAAAAGACTTCCGTAAAGAAGTTGCTATAAATCGCGACAAGAAACTTTTTGAGTCCGACATCAATCCTATCTTTCAATGCCTGAGTGAGAACTATCTCAACCAAGATGCGCCTAAGCTGAATATCGCGTTCTTCGACATCGAAACAGACTTTGATCCAGAGAGAGGTTTTGCTGACCCAAGTGACCCGTTTATGGGCATTACTAGCATATCAGTGTACTTACAGTGGATCGAAACAATGATCTGTCTGGCAGTACCGCCTAAAACTCTTACTATGGAACAGGCTACTGAACTAGTTAAAGATATTCCTAATGTAATGCTGTTTGATAAAGAAGCAGATATGTTGGACACGTTCTTAACTGTAATCGAAGACAGTGACATATTGAGTGGTTGGAACAGTGAAGGCTACGACATTCCTTATACTGTAAACCGAGTAGCAAAGGTTCTAAGCAAAAATGACACACGCCGCTTCTGTTTGTGGAACCAATTGCCTAAGCGCAGAGAGTTCGAGAGATACGGTAAGACTGCTGAAACTTTTGATCTAGTAGGGCGCGTACACCTAGACAGCTTACAGATTTATCGCAAGTATACCTATGAAGAACGTCACAGCTATCGACTAGACGCTATCGGCGAAATCGAAGTAGGTGAAAACAAGACAGTATACGAAGGCACGCTGGATCAACTCTACAACAACGACTTTAGAAAGTTTATTGAATATAACATTCAAGACACTGCGTTGCTAGATAAGATGGATAAGAAGTTGAGGTTCATCGACTTAACTAATGAACTAGCACACGCTAATACCGTTTTACTCCAAACTACAATGGGTGCCGTAGCAGTAACCGAGCAAGCAATCATCAACGAAGCGCATCACAGAGGCTTACAGGTGCCTAATCGCAAGCAACACGGCGACGAGAATACCCAAGCAGCAGGTGCGTATGTCGCGCATCCCAAGAAAGGACTGCACCAATGGATTGGCTCAATGGACTTAAATTCACTGTATCCAAGTGTAATTCGTGCGCTAAACATGGGGCCAGAGACAATCGTAGGACAGTTGCGCCCAGATATGACAGACGCAATGATACACGAAGCAATGACACTTAAGAAGAAGTCGTTTGCCCTTGCATGGGAAGGACACTTCGGTAGTCTTGAATATGTTGCAGTAATGGAAAAAAGAAAAGATATTGCGCTTACTGTTGATTGGGAAGACGGCCGCAGTGACACACTAAGTGGAGCAGAAGTTTATCAGCTTGTTTTTGATAGCCAGATGCCATGGACTATGTCGTCAAACGGTACTATCTTTACTATGGAGTTCGAAGGAGTTATACCGGGTATATTAAAACGTTGGTATGCCGAACGTAAAGAATTACAAGCAATGAAAAAGAAAGCAGAAGCAGCAGGCAACGCAACGGAAAAAGCGTTTTGGGATAAGCGTCAGTTGGTTAAGAAGATCAACCTAAACTCACTGTACGGTGCCATACTAAACCCAGGTTGTAGGTTCTTTGACAAACGCATTGGACAATCGACTACACTTACTGGTAGACAGATTGTTAAGCATATGAGTGCAGAAGTAAACAAAGTAATCACAGGCAAGTACGATTACATAGGTGACGCAGTAATCTACGGTGACACTGACTCTGTGTATTTTAGCGCATACCCGGTTCTTAAGAAAGAAATCCAAGCTGGCGAAATACCGTGGGGGGCCGACAACGTTATCACGCTTTACGACCAAGTGTGCGAACAAGCAAATACTTCGTTTCCGGCATTTATGAGCAAAGCGTTTCACTGTCCTAAATCAAGGTCAGACGTGATAGCAGCAGGTCGAGAGATTGTAGCTAGCTCTGGATTATTCATAACCAAGAAGCGTTATGCAACTTTAGTAATTGACGACGAGGGTGAGCGCAAGGATGTGGGCGAGTCAACCGGCAAGGTCAAAGCAACCGGATTAGATCTTCGGCGTAGCGACACTCCTGTGTTTATGCAGGATTTCTTAAAAGAGATACTGTCGATGGTACTAGGTGCAGTTCCGCAAGCAGATGTGCTAGAACGCATTACTAAGTTCCGACTCGAGTTTGAAAATATGCCAGGTTGGGAAAAGGGGTCGCCTAAGAGAGTAAACAAGCTAGGGCATTACCGCAAGCTACAAGAAAAGCAAGGCAAGG